TGGTCGGCGCGGCTGCTGCTCCCAAGAGCGGCACCGAGACCAGCGCGACGGTGCTGCTCGACGGCGTGATCCGCTAAGCCGCCGCCGTGAATTTCGCCAACCTCGAAGTCGTCGCCAACAGCATGGTGCTGAACCACCTGGCAAACGTCCAGGTGGAGATCGGCGGCGTGCTGGTGCCCGGCGTCTTCCGCAAGCCAAGCTCGACCGACTCTCTCGGCGTTGGCGCGGCCAATACCAGTCCATCGGTCCAGGTGGCCTCGAACGCTGTGATGGCCGCGCCTGTAGGCAGGCGGATCTCGATCGCTGGCGTGCCGTACGTGATCGTGGAGGATCAGCCGGACGGTACGGGCCTGACCAACTTGATCGTCGAGTGCACGCAATGAGCACCGCATTTTTCCAAGTGGTCTCGGCCGTGAAAGCAAAGCTGGAGGCGCAGCCGCCCGTGTGCAAGTCGATCCATCGTGCACGGACGACTCCAGTCCCTGAACAGGAGATCGAGGCGATCAACGTGCAGTGGGAGCAGGCGCTACCTGCGCAGGGTGGCATTAAGGGCGCGCCCGTCGACTGGTCGACCCGTCTCACCGTCGAGTGCTTTGCACGTAGCGTCACCGAGAGCGGTGACGCTGCTGTCGACCCGCTACTCGAGCGCGTCGTCGCACGGCTGGCAGAAGACCCAAGCCTCGGCGGTCTGGTGGACGACCTGGTGCTTGCTGGCTTGGAGGCCGAGAACACGGCCGAAGGAAAGAAAACCGGATGGGTGCGGCTGATCTATGCCGCCGAACATCGTACTTACAACGGCAACCTGAACTGATCATGAAGACCGATACCGATCTCGAAAAGAAACCCGTCGCGGCCATGCCGGCCAGCGACATCCCTACTCCGCCAGGCGGCGGCTCGTGGCGCTTCGACGACGCCAGCGGGGAATGGATTGACCTCAACCCAAAGCCGGAAACGGCCACCAAACCAGACCAGGAGTAACCGATGGCTCGCCTTATCAAAAACACCGTCGTGACCGCCAAGGTGGAAACGACACCCGGTACTGACGCGGCGCCAAGTGGCGCAGCCAACGCCATCCTGCTCTCGGAAGCCACCGTCACGCCGCTGGACGCTCAGGGCATCGATCGTGCACTGATTCGCGGTTATTTCGGCGGCAGCGAGCAGCTGGTCGGCCCGGGCAGCGTCAAGGTGTCGTATGCGGTCGAGCTGGCCGGTTCGGGCGCGGCAGCGACGCCGCCGGCCTGGGGCCAGCTGCTGCTTGGCTGTGCGGCGGCGGAAGGCCAGCTCACCACTCCGCCGCGTGTCGAGTACACGCCGGTGTCGTCGGCCCTGAAGACCCTGACCCAGTACTACTACGACGACGGCGTCCTGCACAAGCTGCTGGGGGCAATGGGTAACTGCACCCTCTCGGCTAAGATCGGTGAACGCCCGATGCTGCGCTTCGAATGGACCGGCCTGGATGGCGGCATCGTCGCGACTCCAAACGTCGCCCCGACCTTCACGCCCTGGAAGAAGCCGGTCGCCATGACCAAGGCGAACGTCATCGACATCACGCTGGGCTGCACCTATGCGACCGGCGCGCTGACCGGTGGCACGGTCTACAACAGCACCGGCCTGGAGCTGAACTTCGGAAACGTTGTGAACTTCAGCGCAATGCTCAGCACCGAAACGGTCGACATCTCGGACCGCCAGTCGACGGCGACACTCGAACTCGAGCTGACCGCGGCGCAGGAAGTGGCGCTCATGGAAAAGGTCAAGGCGAACGAAACGCAAAGCCTGGGCTTCACCATCGGCACGGCCACCGGCAACAAGGCCATCATCTTCGCTCTCGCCGTGCAGCTGACCAATCCGCGCAAGTCGGAACTCAACGGCAAGCGCCTGATCGGCTTCGATCTGCGCCTGATGCCGGTCAACGGCAACGACGAGTGGCGCATCGTCTGCCTGTAACGAATTACTCACACTGAAAGGAAACGCTATGGCGTTCGTTCTGAAAAAGCTCAACAAACTCCCTGTCGTCGTCAAGGGCGCATTGCCTGGTGAAGACGGCAAGTTGGTGAATTTCGAATTCACCCTGAACTGCAAGCGCCTGACCCAGAGCGAGATCGACGCAGTCATGAAGGACAAGAAGGGCGAGGTCAAAGGCTTCGTCCAGAAGGTTGCCGAGGGCTGGGACGGCATGCTGGACGCAGATGGCAACGCGGTCCCATTCGCCAGCGAAAAGCTCGACGATCTGCTCGACAACGCTGGCCTGCCGCTGCTGATCATGCACACCTACCTGGAACAGGTCTCGGCCACCGCAAAAAACTAACCGAGGTCGTGCGCCTCATGGCGCGCGGCCAAATTGAGTTTGGAAGCAACGAGCGCGTCGATACCGATCGGGCCAATGACGCCCTCGCTGCTTTAGGTCTCTACGCTGAAGGAGGCCTGGAACTTCAGCAGGACGAGTATTGGCTCTGGCCGGAGAACGATGAAGCCTTCGGTTTCTGGCTGTCCGTTCAAACGCAGTGGAACGCGAGCATGGCCGGGGCGACAGGCTTGAACTATCCGGGTGTCGAAACTTGCTTGCGCATGCGCGGGATGAAAAAGAAAGCGCGGCAGCGGATGTTTCTGCTGATTCAAATGATGGAACGAGCGTGCCTGGAGGAATGGGCGCATCAACGCAAGACTTAAGGAAGAGAAACGATGGCAACGCCACGCGCACTTATTGAAATGGTTGTCGATGGCGCTGCTGAAAGCCGGCGCAGGATCGTCACCGTAAGTGACGCTCTGCGGCAGATGAACAATGAGTCGTTGCAGCGCATCTCAGGCCAGATCGGGGATCTGGGCGACCGCTATTCGAACCTCCAGTCAACCATCGGGAATGTAGCCGGATTTGCCATCGCGGGCATTTCGCTCGCTACGCTTGGCGCGAAGATCGGCCAAGTGATGAATTCGATGGGTGAGCTGGACGATCTATCGCAGAAGATCGGGACCAGCGTCGAGAGCCTGTCGCGCATCCAGAAGGTGGCGCAGGCGTTTGGCGTCGACTTCGCTGGTAGCGTAGATCCTGCCCTCGTAAAACTGGCGCGTGGCCTTACCACCGTGGACGAGAAGTCGAGCAAAACTGGAAAGGCACTTGCCGCCATCGGTATTTCTGCAAAGGACGCCGCTGGCAACTTGCGCGACCCGAGCGACGTGATGGTTGAAGTTGCCAAACGTCTTCAGGGCTACGAGGACGGTGCTGCGAAAGCGGCAATCGTTACAGACTTGTTCGGCAAGTCGGGAGCGGACTTGCTTCCGTTCTTCAATGACCTCGCCGATAACGTTGATGATTTTTCCACCACCTCAGCAGAGGCGGTAGCGCAGGCATCGGCGCTTCAGGACAAGATGGGCATGCTCGGCGTTCGTACGAATGAAGTGTTCACCTCGATCCTTACGGCCGCGTTGCCGGCGATGACTGACCTTGCGGACGGCTTCTCCGACGTGCTTCGGGCGGAAGACGGACTAGTGAACAGCGGTGAGATCGCGGGTTGGGCGGACGACCTCGCGGTTGGCCTGGCGCGCGTGGCCGATGTCGCGGTGCTGCTACCTCGTACCTTCTCCGCCGTATCAAGCAGCTTTAAGGTCGTTGCGGCTGATCTGAATTTGGCATGGGCAGCGACCCCCGCCAATATGGCGGCCAAGTTAATGAGCGGTGGTTCCCCACTGCAGGACATCAAAAATGCCGCTGCCGAGCGGAACGCGATCCTTGACGACGCAAACCAAAAATACGACGACCTTTGGAATAGGCCAGCAAATCAGTTTGAGCAGGCGGTCCTGAAGCGTATTGCGAGTCGGACCGGCGATGCCTTTGGCCCTGGCGTCACGACTGTCCAGCCGAAGAAAACGCTTGGTTACAAAGGGGGCGACGAAGAGTCGAAGGATGCGGAACGGCAGGCAGAGGCATACGCGAACCTCACGCGCGCCATCCAGGCAAAGATCGCCCAAACCAGGATCGAGATCAACAGCGGTGCGCCACTGGCGGCCAGCCAGCAGGAGCAGATCAACTTGGCGCAGCAGTTGGCGGCGATGAAGGTCAAGCTGAGCCCTGTCCAGCGCGCACACGTCGACATGATGATCGAGGAGTACGTCACTAACCTGGAGGTCATCGAATCGAACAAGCGCGCCGAGGAGGGCTTCACAAGCTGGAGCAAGACGCGCACGGAATACGCAGCCGCCGCGGCCAAGACGATCCAAGATGCAGAGACGGAAGCGAGCCGCAACGAGGAGCTGGCGCGCACCTTCGGCAAGACCCGAAGCGAAATCGCTTCGCTTGAACTCGCGCGCCTGGAAGAGCAACTGGCCCAGCGTGCATCGACCGGCCTTACGCTCGAAGAGATCGAGAATCTCGAAAAGCTGATTGCCGCGAAGAAACGCAGCTCAACGGCCCTGAGCAGTGTCGAGACGATGGAAGCCGGCCGGAAGGCGGCCGAATCGCTCGACGAGTTCTTGGACCCCGCCAAGGCGCAGACCTTCGGTGAGGCGCTGCGCGAATCGCTGGGCGGGGCCGGCACGGCATTGTCCGCGCTGACCGCCTCGCTGGACGGCTTCGGCAAACGTCAGGCCGAGATCGACGAGCAGCGGAAGAACGCCGCTCTGGCCCTCGCCACCGGCCAGCGTACCGAGATGCAGAACTTGCAGGACCTGGCACGTCTGAACGAGATGGAAGCCAAGAACCGGATGCAGGGTTACGGCGATATGGCCGGCGCTGCGGCCGGCTTCTTCGGCGAGCAGAGCCGCGGCTACCAAACCCTGATGACGGTCTCCAAGGTCTTCCACGCCGCTGAGCTGGCGATGACGATGGCCGAGCTGGTGCCGAAGGGTATCGCGGCCGTCCTCAACCAGGGCAGCAGCGACCCCTATACGGCCTTCGGCCGGATGGCGGCGATGGCCGCTGTCGTCGCCGGCCTGGGCGTCGCCATCGGCGGCGTGTCCGGCGGCAGTGGCATGAGTCTGTCGGAGTCCCGGCAGAAGTCGCAGGGCACCGGCACCGTGCTGGGCTCGGACGCCAAGTCTGACTCGATCGCGCGCGCGCTCTCGCAGATCGAGCAGTCGACGCAAGACAACCTTGGCGTCAGCAACGAGATGTTGATCTCGCTGCGCAACATCGAGTCGGGCATTGGCCAGTTCGCATCGCTCCTGGTGCGCACCACCGGCGTGACCGGTGACTTCGGCTCCGAGTACAACAAGAACGTCTTCGACGCGAAGTCGATCGGGATCGGTGGCGCCCTCGGTGGCGGCGTGCTTGGCGCAATGGGTGGCGCGTACGTCGGCATGGGCACCAGCCAGATCGGCATGCTGCTTGGCGGGCCGGTCGGCATGGCCCTGGGCGCTGCGCTCGGCGCGGTCATCGGCAAGACCTTCATCGGTAAGGCGCTGGGGAGCGTCTTCGGCGGCAAGCAGACCGTCGAGGACACCGGCTTCACCTTCGACCCGACGAACTTCTCCAGCATCGCCGCGGGCTCGCTCGCCGCCATGCAGTACGCCGACATCAAGAAGGACGGCGGCTGGTTCCGTAGCGACAAGACCAGCACCAAGACCGCGCCGCTGGGCGTGGAGGCCAATCGCCAGATCACTGGGGTCCTCCTGTCCTTGTACGACACCGTGTACGAGGCCGGCCAGATCCTGGGCCTGGGCGCAGATAGCTTCAACGCGCAGCTCAGCCAGTTCGTGGTCGACATCGGCAAGGTCAGCCTGAAAGGCAAGACGGACGACGAGATCCAGAAAGAGCTGTCGGCCGTCTTCTCGAAGGTCGGCGATAACCTGGCCGCGTTCGGCGTGGCCGGCCTGGAGCAGTTCCAGCAGGTGGGCGAAGGCTACCTGGAGACGCTTGCTCGCGTGGCGTCGAACTATGCCGGCCTGGACGCGATCATGGCGTCCATCGGCCGGACTGTCGGCGCTGCCGGCATCGACAGCGTGGCGGCCCGCGAGCGCCTGATCAGCTTGTCCGGCGGCATCAGCGCGCTGGCCGACCAGGCCGGCACCTTCGCCGAAGCGTTCCTGACCGAGGCCGAGCGCCTGGCGCCAGTCCAGAAGCACGTCGTCGGCCAGCTGGCCGACATGGGCCTGGCCTGGGTGGACACGCGCGACGAGTTCAAAAACCTCATCCTTGGCCTGAACCTGACGACCGAGGCGGGCGCCAAGCAGTACACGTCGCTGATGTCGTTGGCCGAGGCGTTTGCCCAGGTGTATCCGGCGACCGAAGACCTAACCAAGTCGATGCAGGAGATCGCCGACGAGCGCAAGAGCCTGCAAGACCGCATTGACGAGCTGACGATGACACGCGAGCAGCTGCTCGCAAAAGAGCGCAACGCGCTGCACGAAAGCAACCGTCCGCTGTGGGACCGCATCCAGGCACTCGAGACCGAGAGCCTGGCTATCCAATCCGCGAAGGATGTCGCCGCCGGCTTGCTCGGTGGTGTGGATAGTGCATTCAGCGTGCTGCAGCGTGTCGTCGACCGCGAACAGACGATGCTGCGGGTTCAGGTCCAGACTCATACCGAAGCGGCCAACAAGCTACGCGCGGTGACCTCGACGTTGCGCAGCACGATTAACGGCATGCGCGGCCCGGGGCAAGAGGTGGTCGACCGCGCCCGCGCGCAGAGCGAATTGGCGACGTTCGTTGCTCTCGCCCGCGCAGGCGGCATCTTTCCGGACGCTGACAAGTTGCAGGCAACGCTGAACATCTTGTCGCAGGATGCAAGCGATCAGTTCGAAAGTTTTGCCGACTACCAGCGGGATTTCTTCAGCACTCGCAACAGCATGGCAGACCTGGCCTCGTTGACTGACGCCGCGCTGACGACCGAAGAGCGTACCCTCAAGACGCTGGAAGAGCAACTCGACGCCTACGACGAGATGCTTAAGCGCGAGCAGGAGCAGATCGACGTACTGAAGGGCCAGAGCATCACTGGCCTGTCGATCCTCGATGCCATTCGGGCGTTACAAGGGGCCATCCTGGCTGCCCAGAAAAACCCAATCCTGGCGGCATCGTCGGCCATCAATGGCGCCTACCAGACGCATCTCGGACGTGCTCCGGATGCAGCTGGTTTCGAGTGGTGGCAGAACGCGGCTGCCAATGGCGCGCCAGTGTCGCAAATCGTGGACGGCATCGCCAACTCGACCGAGGCGAAGCTGAACAAGCTTTACGAGAGCGTCCTGGGTCGGACGCCTGATGCCGAAGGACTGGCTTTCTGGATGAAGGCGTACGGCTCGACGATGGACGCTGCGGAGATCGCTGATTTCACCAAGGTCGCGCAAGGAACGGACGAATGGAAGACAGCCAACAAGGTCCCAGGCTTCGCCGCCGGCGGCGATCATGCCGGCGGCTGGCGTATCGTGGGCGAGCAGGGCATCGAACTTGAGGCGACGGGATCCGCCCGAATCTTCAACGCGAGCCAGACCGCCGGCATCATGAACCGCCTGATGCAGCCATCCAGCGGTGGCGACGCCCTGGTCGCCGAGGTCCGTGCGTTGCGCGCGGAGGTGGCGATGCTGCGAGAGACAAATAGTGCGGAGAACCGCGCAATCGCAGGCGGCGCGCAGGCCACAGCCGAACACTTGGATGCCGCTATCAACGGCGAAAAGCCCTTTGCAACGAAAGTGATTCCAGCATGATCATCGTTGACCCTGTGGCACTGGGAATAGTGACGTGCACGCGCGCTGCCCCTGCGCCATATTACGACCGCAACGGCGTGCAGCAGATGGCCCCGCCAAACACGCTGCGCGTGACCTACGACCCGGATGACCTGACCAGGGCTCCATATGTGCTGCTGGACGCTGGCGAGGTGATCGGGGCGGGTGCTGGCATCGTGTACTCGAATGTGCCGGTGACCGAGCCGGCTTATAGCGGCACTGCGACGTATGCAAAAGACGCGTTTGTACACGAGCCCGGCACCGAGAAGGTCTATCAGTCGCTGATTGCGAACAACGTCGGGAAGGCGCTGACCGATACCACGGCGTGGACGCCGCGCGGCGTGACGAATCGCCGCAAGATGCTCGACGAGTACAACAACACGCAGACGGAGTCGCCTGACGAGATCATCCTGGTGCTCTCGCCTGAGGCGATCTGCCCCGGCATGTTCCTTGGGAATGTCTTTGCTGATGAGGTGCGCATTAGCGTCGTCGACCAGACGGATGGACTTGTCTACAGCGAGACTGCGGATTTGGTCGAGTCTACGTCGGGCAGCTCGTACTTCAACTGGTGCTTCAAGCGTGTCAGGCGTAAGGACTTTTTTGGCACCTTGAACATGCCGATGTACGCCAACGCGTTGATCACTATCTGCTTGCGCAAGATTGGTGGTGTCGCTAAGTGCGGCATGGCCGGCGTCGGCCCGGTCGACGACTTCGGTCCGACGCTGCTCGGTCTGTCGACCGAAGGGAAGGACTATTCGAGCACCACCTTCAACTTCGACGGGACCAGCAATACGGTGATCCGACCTTACGCGAAACGGATGTCGTGTGACGTCAGCGTCAACAACGACCAGGTCGAATACCTGCAGGGAAGGTTGTTCGATAAGCGACAAAGAATGCTGTTCTGGTTCGGCGGTGGCCCTGGCGGTTCAACCGTTGTCGCTGGACGGT